GGCTCCTGATCCTAAGGCTAACATCCAGTGAGCCCTAGAAAAGACTTTATCTTCGCTACCTATAATAGAGGCTAAACAAGATCTTGTATCCGAAACAAACTGAGCACCAAAATTTCCTAATCTAGCAAAATTCATGGTAACCAGCTTCTTAATATTAGAAGGTGATAAAGTATCAGTAATAAGTTCTAAAATGAAAGACTTATCACATCTATACATCAATGTTCCGAAAGCCTTACCTCTATCAAGAGTATAGCTTCTACAAGATTCAAAAAGATCAAAAGCCTTATCAACGCTGGCCCTAGCCTTAGAACTTAATTTTCCATAGAGAAGACTATTGCCTTCATTCAAAGGTATAATCTCAAGTGTAGGAATACTTGGTTCTACAGAGCTAGTTGCAGATCTAAAAGAAGCTTCAGAGGCAGCTTCATCGTCTCCATATAACATGTTAAGACTAGCAGTTATGTCATCATTCTCTCCAACTTCCGCTGAAAGAGATTCAAACTTTAAAGCAGCTTCCTTAATCATAGCTACATTATTAAGATTCGATTTATGAATAGCTTCATTTCTAACTCGTTGTTCTTTAGCTAACTTCATAACTTCTCCAACACTAATGGCTCCCCCTAGATCTTGACCAGTAGTAAGATCATGTGGAACAAACTCAAATGAATCTGGAGACAATATAGCTGCTCCATTTTCATCCTTAGGAAATTTACTCCAATCAGGTTTAGAAAAGAAGGGTCCACAATGATCATTAACAGCGTAACCAAATTTAGGTCTAACATTGTAAACAAATTGAAACCTACGTATGACAGCTGTAGAATCTGTTATAGAAACCAAGTTAAATTTAGGAAGATTCGTTGTTGCAAAGATATATTCGGCACGACAAAATGTGGTACCTTTATCTTCAACAGCAGCTTTATGCATAATATATGGAATTGTATTAATAAGCATAATAAGTTCCATAAATTCAGATCTACCACTACCAGCGACATCACGAGTTTGACCAAAG